CTCGTTGAGTTTTGTCTCCATTTCATCAAGTTTTTCTACCATGCTCTCAAGCACATCATATTTATCTTCAGGGATTGATACATAATGTTCTTCAAAAAGTCCTTTCAGACCAGTCATGAAGGAATTTGTCAATTCTTCCTTCAGACCACCTTCAATTGCAAGTGTGTTCTCATTGAACCACTCGTCTGCAACATACTCAAGATAAGAGTCTACACGCTCAGAAAGAGCTTCTGAGATTTCTTGTACTTCTTCGACAAGACGCTCTTCGTACTGTTCTTCAAGAGTTTCTTTAATTTGATTTACTCTTGAAGTAATTGCAGCTTCAAAAATTGTCTTTGCTTTTTCTTTAAACTCTTCTGAAAGATTTTCTCCTTCAATAAGAGCATTAACATCTTCTTCGATGCTAAATTCTTCTTCTACGACTTCCTCTTCAGTTTCCTCTTCATCTTCATCTTCATCTTCGTCCGAAGTTTCATATTCAATCTCTTCAGTTTCGTCTTCTTCTGAGATCAGATCTTCATCATCGAGTTCTTCTTCTTCTTTCACACCTTTCATTGCTTCAGCTGGTTTTGCACCTTTGTTTACAACATCTTTAACTTGCTTAAGTGTTGCTCCAGGCGTTTTTAATTTTGCCGAATCATCGTCAGACTTATAATTTTCTGGTGTAGGTCCTCCAAGATCTTCCCAAGAACCAGTTTGTCCTGGAGTTACTCCAGAAAGGCTTGGCATTTGATCTCCTGCCTTTGCATTAGCGTTAACGGCAGTTTTGGATTGCTTAGTGCCTACTTCCATTTCTTGTAATTGTTTACCACGAGACATTTGAACTCTCCGATTTTCCTGTATGAAATCTATATTTATTTATAAATTAATAAATTACAACGAATTAATGAACTGATTGAATAAATTTAATTTATGCTCCTCTAACCTCTTTTGATCGATAAGAGTGTTAATTTTTCTTTGAGTTTGTTCTGCAAGTTTTTCACGAAGAATACCTCCATCCCAAATCCACTCTTTACCTTCCATAATTCCTTGAACAAACGCATCAGGAGCTGATGGGTCGGCAACAATGTCTGCAGCGGTGGCAAGCATAAAATCTTCACCAACTTCATTAAAACCTTCTTTAGTTGGTCTCAATGATCCAATACCACGAGAAGAAACTCCAAGACAAACACCCTCTTTCAAAAGAGACTCTGCAATTTTCCCCATTGGGGTGGATAAAATTTGTGCTTTTCCAATAAAATTATTACCTTCTCTCTGAAGATCAACAATTTTATGAGATACTCTATCAAGATTTACTGTTGGACCATCTGGATGTCCAAGTTCACCTAAAGCACGTCCTTTATTTACATATTGTTCAGTATAACGTTTTACTTCACGTTCCATTACAGGCATACGATATACTCTACCGTTTCTGTTTACCTGTTCTGCCTGAAGAAAAATACCTTTAATAAAAAGATTTTTCTTTCCATTAACGTTTTCAGTAATAACTTCTACCTTTTCGATTTCTTCTCTGATTAGTTTCATTATGCTTGCCCTGAGATTTGTACTTGTTGATAATATAACGTTCCAGTGCCGGCACCAAAAACAGATACTTTATTGGAAGATATTATAGTCGCGTCTGGATTGTTAAATGCAGTTAATATTCCGCTTGAATCATAATCTACAGTCATTCTTACTTGAAAATAACCATTGACGCCAGAAGACGTATCAACAGAAATAACCTTTTGATGCGTGAAGTCGTGATATGTAGAACCTGTTAAAGTAACATAATCTCCAACACCAAATGGAACTTGTGTTCCCTCTGGAGCATTGATTATTGTTCTTGTTCCAGTTGTAACCCCAGCAACTCTATTTGATGCCTTTGTTAAGGCTAAAGTTTCTGCAGTTCCGGATGAAACATAATAATCGGATCTTGTCGCTGAAGGTGTTGCACCTACAGAAACATGAGCACCACCTCCAACGGCAACTATTCTAATAACATTTGATTGTACTGAAAATGCTGTTGATGTTGTCGCAGTTCCAGAAGTAAAAGCAACTGAGGATCCAGCACCTACTGGTCTATGAGCCATTATTTTTAATAATACACTTTAAGTTATTTATTTATTCTTCTTCTTCAGATTCTTCGGGAGAAGAAAATTGATCTTCTCCGAATAAATCAGACGCTACTTCAGGTCTGAACGAATCAATTTTTTCTGCTGATTTTGAAAAAAGAATATCTTTAATCTTATCGCTGATCTGTGCAGGAGATTCATCAGCAATAATCATATCCATAAGTTCATCCATTGTTCTATCTATTTCAAGTTGTAATCTTTTGTATTTATATCATGCCACCTTTGGGCATCTTCATTGGACCAGCATCAATTTCTGCAGCTGAAGCAGTTGCGTCTGCGTCTACCGTAGAAGCATCAATTTCTGGTTCCATTACTGGTTGCCCTAAATCCATTTTTTGATCGATTGGCATTCCTGTATTTGGATCTACTGGAATGCTGGGATCTGGAATAATACCATTTTTAATTTCTTTTTTGATTAATGCATCCTCTTCAATAATTTCTTGATCAGTTTGTCTTAGAATTTTTCTTCTTAAATAATCTTGTGAAAAATATTTTCCAACATAAGGTTCTGCAGTTTGAACCATTGCAAGTCTTTCGTTAAGAAGTTCTGCCTCTTTTAATTCGGCAAAATGATTGTCATAAAGGAAGTCATATTGAATATGTTCTTCCATAATCTCCCAATCTTCAGGAGTGATAATATTTTTTAGAATCAATTGAGTTTTCAACATATCATTGAACATGTATGAAAATCTTTTTCTCAAGCGTGATACAAATTTACTGAATTTTACTTCATCGCGAAGAATTTCTGATGAACGTCCAAGATTAAATCCACCTTCTCCATCCATTCTTGATGGAGGAACATTGAGTGATCTATATAACTTTTTCTTAAAATACTCAATGTCAGTAATTTCTCCAAGATTTTGACCACCAGGAAGAGTTGTAATTTCGGTTCCTCTACCACCTTCTCTTCTTGGAAGCCAAAAATCTTCGAGCATACTCATGAACTTTTTATCGTCACGAATTTCACCAGTATTGGCATCATATACTAGTTTGTTACGATAACGCATCATAACATCACGTAGGTATTGCTCTGCTTTTACTTTTGGAAGATTGCCAACATCGATGTAGAAAATTCTACGTTCTGGTGCGCGTGATAGTCTGTAGATGACGAGACTATCTTCAATCATTCGAAGTTGATTGAGAGATTTAATTGCTTTATGGAGATATGAAAGAGTGGATCCTTTATTTCTGTCTACAAGTCCAGATGTACAATAAGTGACAGAATCTCTTGTCATTTTGATTCCACCAGTTCCTCCTAAAGCAGATGGATTATTTGTTGGATAATTCATCTTTGGATTGTAAATAAAATATTCCTCAATTTGAGGAAATTCAAAATCCATGGGGTTGTCGGTGTTCACATTTGATAATCTAAAATTATCTTTATTAGTCTTTTTTTGTTGTCTAACATAACGCATTTTCATTGCGTCAATATAACGAAGTTCTTGAATTCCTTCGTGTGGATTTTTTATATCTATTACCTTATGGTAATATAATCTACCATCAACATACCAATTTCTATAAATTTCATGTGACTTGCGATCAAAATCTAAGAGTTCTAGAATATATTTAAATTCTTTTCTTATTTTTGTTTTAATCCCATCACTAGCATTTAAGTTGGACAATTCAATTTGAACTGGGCTATCATTTGTATCTGATACAATTGCTTCATTCACAATATCTTCAATAGCACTATCACATTCTGGGTGAAGTGCCATTTCTCGATATCTTTTAATTAAATCAAATTCTGTTCTGTAAACACCTTCAATGTCTACATAAGAACCAAAAAAACCACTACTCAAATAGTGATCAACCCCGTCCTCATTATTAGGAGGAACGGGGGAGACTATATTTGGTGATGGTTGTTCAGTATCCTCAATAGAGAATCCAAATAACTTTGCCATAATTAATTATACTAGCGATCTCTTTCTAGTATTTATTAAACTAAATTATGTAGTAGTTAATTAGGTAGTTGGTCTAACTTTATCTTTAGTCCACTTACCTGGTTCCCAATACTGGACTTGGAATTCCACAGTAAATTCTTCAATAGTGTCGCTTGAATCATATGAAAGATCAATTGCAGAAATGTTAGTTGGGAAAATATCAAAGAAAGTGTATGTTTTTAATGGTGTAATTGCAGATCCATTTGCGAGATCGGAGTTAGTTTTTGAAGAAGCACCTTTGTCGGCACCTCTTCCAAGTTGATGAACAAGTGCATCTGTCATATATGATCCTGGATTAGTTGCTCCAGTGTTATTCGAGTTCTTACTGATTGCTTGCATCCAGGTCTCAAAAGCATTTCTGAGAGCAAAGTTTTCATCATTAATGATGGTTACTGTCCAAACATCAAAGGTTCTATCTCCAGCAACTTTTAGTGAACGTCCTCTAAATGGAACTTCAATTGGAGAAATATTTGATGCTGGAAGAGCAGCAGCTTTGCACATGAATTTAAACAAATCCGATTCTTGATTATCGGCTGTTCTCCAAGTAGATTGACCTGCAGCTTCGGGGAATGATGGAATCTCAACTTCAAATAAATTTGGTCTCGCTCCACCACCAGATAACTTAGATTTAAAAGCCGAGATTGTTCTAAGAGTAGACATTTTGATACCTCCTTCTGTAATTAATTTAGGTTAGATTAAACTGATCCAGCTACTTCTTCAAAACTTACTCCCGTTCTTGTGGCAACGAATGTGAGTGTAATGTAGTTGATTGACTTAGTTGGCTTCAGGAAAATATCAGCTCTGAACTCATTATTATCAATGACATCTGGAGTATTATTTGTTTCATCACAAATCACTACGAAATCAAATATGCCTCTCTTTGCCTGAACATCACGTAGATATGGTTCAACGATGTTTACGAAGTTTGATCTTGTTGTCTGGTCATTTAGTTCAAACAGTTGTGCCTGTGCTGATCTCTCAAGTGCTTGCTCTACAGTTAAGAACAATCTACGAACATTGATTCTATCAAAAGCAGAAGCATATGCAAGTGCGGTTTTATCTCCGAAGAGTAAAACACCAATTCCAGGTTGATTTACAACAGAATTAACTCTAGCCGTATAGAGAAGATCTCTTTGTGCTTTTGATGGGTTGTATGCTAACTTGATTGCATTGTTGAGAACACCTCTCTGCTGACCTGCAGGAGAGAACCAAGGAAATCCTGTGATGTTCGTTCTAGTCATCAATCCTGCAATGTCAGCATTACATGGAATGTATCTAAATGCATTATTAAATCGATCATAAGTATACTTATAACCACTATCAAAAATTGCATATGATGAAGATGTGATTGGTGAGAAGAATCTTATTACGTTATCAGTTTGTGTATTTGTGTTAGTAATATCAACAACACCTGCTCTATGTGGAGAAATGACTGCGACACAATCTTTTCTACTTTCTGCAACAGCAATAAGTTTATTAGCTTTTGCTTGAGATTGAGACTCATCTGCTAGTCCAGGGCCCATAATTAAATAATCTACTTGAATTTCATCCTTATTAGAGAAGAGATCATAAGCAGTAGAAATAGAACCTAAATCTGCCTGCATTCCTCCAGAAGAAGAGTAATCAACTCCTCCTCCAAGTGAATAAGTTTTGTTTCCAATAGCACTGAAGGTAACTCCTTGTGCATTTTGACCCCACAGTCCTTGTCCAATTGTATACTTAGTATATGAAGTTGAGAAACCAGTTGCAACAGGAACTGTTCCATTATATGAATCTTGTGCTTGTGATGGATTGTATCCAGCGTACAAGTATTGTGAAAAATCTGCAATATAGTTCTTATACCAGATTTTCTGAGGCGAATTGACTTGAGAAACCGAATCAAGTGCTTTGGAAATACTTACATGTTTTTCAAGTAAATTGCCTTGTATTCCGGTTACCGATCCAGTATCATCAACGACTGCAATATGCATTGCATCATTTTTACCATTTCTTGATGCTGAATATGCATTTGTTCTTGGTTTTGGAGCAATAGACTTCCAGTAAATAACTGAGTTTGTTAAACCAAGAGTTTGCTGATCATACCAGTCAAGAACTTGTCCAGCTGCTGCACCAGAACTAGCGGAAAGTCCAGTGTTAATACCGGAATTATTTACAAAGTAAAGAACATCTGCTTGTTCAAAAGAGGCAACAGAATTTCCTTCCGAATAAGTTATTGAAGTTTCTGTTCCTCCAGATGAAACTCTAGAAAGAATTTTAACATCAATTGTACTTCTTCCGTTTGTTGTGTCTGTAGAAACACCTGTGATAATTCCTTTCAGATATCCAGTGAAAGAAGAGGTAGTTCCAACGCCAGCTATTGAAGTTCCATTAATAGCAGTGGTAATTCCATATCCTACTTGAGCACCAATGTTACTCAAGTTAGTAGTTGTAACTCCAATAGTTTGATCTGCAAAATCATCAATAAAACAAACTTTTAAATTGTTTGCCCATGATCCTGGATTCTTGGATGCATATACGAATTGAACTCCTTCGCCAGACCATAAATTATTGTAGTTGTCATAATTTTTGATCTTTGAATTAGTCGTATAAGCATATCCAACAGCTGCGTTTGCGTTGTTTAAAGTTGCTCCATCAACTCTTGCAACTTTAAGAACACCACCATATGAAAGGAATGATGATGCAGACATCCAATATTCATATTGGGCATCAGTCGAAATTGGTTTCCCGAAAGTGCCAAGTAATTGTTGTTCTGTTGTGATGTCAATTGCTTCCTCCACAGGACCAATTGCAAAAGGACCAGCAATTGCACCAATATTATCTAATACATTATCAGCTCTCCCAACTGTTAAATCAACTTCCCTAGTAATTACTCCAGGAGATAATTGAGGAGTCGCCATGTTTTTCTCCGTAAATCTCAGTTTATCTAAAAAATATTTATTAAAAAATTACTTTTCAGAAGGAAAACATGACGTGAACCATTACCAGTCTGGATATTCCCACAAAAGATGTGATTTTGGTTTCTTTTTCAAGTTTATTACCCTTTTAATTGCACATTCTTTACATTCATATGAAAAAGATGATTCTACAGGACCTCTTTCTTTATGTGTTCTGTAAAAACTATCTATTAAATTTTTAATCTTTCCACAAGATCTACATTTTCTATCGGTAAGTAATAAATGACTTAGTTTTATTTGTTTATCTAAATCCATTACATATATTCCCACATATATGAACGATCGCCATATTCGTCAGTAAACCATCTATCACCATCAACATCAACAAAACTGTTGCCATCTAATCCATCAGATACAAAACCAAAAGGTGCCATATCTTGTTCTATTTGATTTTTTTGTTCTTCATATAATCTCTTTCTTACGTCCTGATCTGTAAGTTCTTTAAAATAGTCTTGTGCAACTAACCATGCATAAATTACAAGACACATTGCAAGATCATCATTACAACCTTCTTCGGCTTCAAATGAATTATGTTTTTGAATAAATGTTGTTAATTCTGAAATAATCTCATAATCATTTAAGTACAACTTATCTTCCTCAATCATCGTCTTAAGATTGAGACATCCAACTTTTTTAACTGTTTTGGACATCTTAACTCCAAGTTGAGTCTTCTTTCCGGAAAATCCTTGACCAACAATTTGTCCTGCTCTACCTCGCATCGAACACATAAGAAGATTTTTGTATTCTAAATCATATTGAAGAATACTTGCCACTTGATCTCCAACATCATTTACTTCACATAAAATATACGCCTCATTATAACTTTTGCCAATTTCATCAATAATGCTTGGGAAGAGCATTGGTTTAATTTCATTGTTCCTATACTTTGCAACTAC